ATGGTAAAGACATTGATAGTATTAATACTTCTGTTCGACGGGACTCTTATACAAGAAAGGTATGACCTGTCTAGATCTATGGATGTCTACGATTGTCTAGCTTTCGGAGATGACCATAGAGAGGCCATATCAACTTATAACCCAAAGAAAAATGCCTGGATATTAAACGATGGTAGAGGCACATGGCAAGGCCACATATGTGAATAAACCTCCGCCAAGAGGGAAAAATAATGCGGAGGTAAATGGTGAGAAATCACCTCCTACCACAATATTGCCATATTGTCAAATGCTGTCGACGGGTGTGCAGGTAAATCTAATATACATTTGGTATTTATTAACTTCTTCTCTACCAATTTCTTGCATTTTATTTATAGCTTCTTCATATCCTGCTATCATGCAATCAAATGTTGAGTTATAACTTTCAGGCCAAACATAGGGTTCCATGCATATGTCACCAACATATGAACAAAGTATTAAACTTAAAAAAATTTTCATTGACAATCCTATATTTTATCCTATATTAACCCATAATTATGAAAGTGAGGAATCATGACAGACATGAGTAAATACAAAAATGTTTCGTTAACAAAAGAAACATACAAGGTTTTGGAAGCGTTGTCGAAGGTATTATTGCCCGATGCAAAGCTGTCAATATCTAAGACCATAGAAGTCTTATCGAATGAGAAAGCGAGAAAGCTAAATGGTAAAATTAAAAAAATCTGAAATAAAAAAAATTATATGTCCTACCTGTAGTGGTAATGGTTTTGTGACCAACACAGATATGGAAGACGGTGAAAAATACATACACCAGTGTTGGGACTGTGATTCGGAGGGAGAATATTATGTTACGAAGAATGATAATCTTATTGGTGACACTGACTGTGATGACGATATTATTGAGTGCATGCGGTCGTTACCAGTACGATGGGTTTGATCCAACAACAGCAACATTAAGATGGATGATAACACATGGCAAAGAATAAAATAAACCTAGCCTATGCGGCAGGATTTTTTGATGGTGAGGGATGTATAACTTTTTCTAAAATTATGAAATATAATCCTATGATGAAAAAAAGATATCCATGTACCACAATAAGAATGGAAGTAACTAATACAGACTACGCTATAGTAAAAGAGTTACGTAATTTTTTTGACATAGGTAGATTGTATAAATTAAAACCTAGAAAGAAAGGTTATAAGAAACAACTCAGATGGCAACTGACCCACAGACAAGCTGAGAAGGTTATTAAAAAGATGTTACCATACATGAGAGAAAAAAATAAAATAAGACAGGGAAAGAGAGTATTAGACTATTATGAAAAACGATAAGAAAGTGGTACGAGAGAGTGATATAATTTATATCGCTGGATTGTTTGATGGCGAAGGGAGCGTATCTTACAAACAATATATGCGTAAAAGAAAAGGACAAAAGAAACATTACCCAACATGGCAGATTAGACTAGAGTTAGCTATGACTGATAAAGAAATAATTAAGTGGTTATCTGAAACTTTAGACTGTGGAACCTGGGGTGAAAGAAAAGTATTGAAAGGTAGAAAAAGACAATGGCGTTGGAGATGTAGTCATAGAGACGCTTTCTTTGTAGCTAGATTATTGTGGCCTTATGTAAAGGTAAAACTACATAAAATAGAACAGATCATAGATCACTACACACCTGAGTTTGCTGCTGATCAGAACATTGTAAATATGGATGAGTATAAAATGCGTAAGGAGATGATGTGGGAATGAGACCAAGTGTATTTGTTGCGATGCCCTGTTATGATATGATGAAAGTTGAAACTTGTTTATCGTTATTAAACTTATTTAATAAGTTTACTATGCATAAAATACCTGCTGAGTTTAGAACGGCCAAGAGCCCATACATTAGTCACTGTCGTAATCTACTTACCGCTGGGTTTTTACATTCAAAGAAAGACTTTTTGTTATTTGTAGATGCTGACATGCAGTTTGGTGCCGATGCTATATTTAGAATGTTAGCTGCTAATTATGATATTTGTTGTACTCCGTATCGATTAAAAGATACAACTTTAAAAGAATCTTACCCAGTGTCCTTTGAAAATTATGATAAAATAGATATATCTCCGAAAGGTTTTGTTGAAATTACAGCAGGTCCAACAGGTTTAATGATGATAAAAAATACTGTCTTTGATAAACTTAAAACAGATAACCCTGAGTTACAAATTAAGTTTCCTGAAGAAAAAAGAAAAAATATAAACGCTGAGATCATGGGTGCTGAAAATACTAACGAAAACCCATCTAAAGATTGTTTATGGAATTTTTTTGACACTTCTTTTGATGACCATTTATTTAAAGGTGAAGATATTGCTTTTTGTGAGTTGGCTCGTAAGTCTAGTTTTAAAATACATGCAAACATAGATTCAACGACCATTCACCATGGACCATATGGTTACAAAGGTAAATTTAAAGATGCATTGGAGAAAGTAATATGACACCGGAATATGGATTTGGAATGTTGTTAGTTGGTTTCATTGGTATTTGTATTGGTGCGATCGCTGGCTTTTATATAATTAATAGAGTTGAGGATGGTAAAGACGAAGAAGAGAAGTAAAATATTTGAATACGGTAATAGAAAATATCTCGTAGAGTTTGATCATTTTTATAAAACTTTTGAGTTATATGGTTTTACCCATGAAGATAATTTATTTTTAATGAATAATGAAGATAAGGTACGAAGAGAAGTAAAAGATAGGTATGAAAAAGAACAATAAATACAGCTATTTACAGAGCACAAGAATCGAGGACCATGGAACACGGTTGTATGATGTGAATGGTACTAGACTTCCTAGTGTCACTACTATATTAGCACGGACCAAGGACCAAAAATTTCTAAAAGACTGGAAGGCAAAAGTTGGAGAACAAGAAGCAGAACGAATCAAAAATTTATCTAGTAGGCGGGGCACATCCATGCACAAGTTCATTGAGTGCTACGTCGAAGATGTTGGCTACGATGATCTTACAGGGCTCGGACAAGAGGCGAAAGCCATGGCCGAAAAAATTATTGAGATTGGTCTTGCGCCAGTGGAAGAGTATTACGGTTCGGAAGTTACACTATATTATCCTGGCCTTTACGCTGGGTCTACTGATTTAGTTTGTCTACACAACGATAAAGAAACTATAGTTGACTTCAAGCAGGCTAACAGGCCAAAGAGAGAAGAATGGATTGACGATTATAAACTGCAGATTGCAGCATATGCCATGGCACATGATTATGTACATAAATCTAGTATAGAACAAGGCGTGATAATGGTATGCACACCTGACCTATACTACCAAGAGTTCAAGGTTGAAGGGGCAGAATTACGTTCTTGGAAGCACAAATTTTTAAAAAGATTAGGTATGTATCATGACCTAATATTCGATGAGAAAGAACAAGCGAATGTTAATATTACAAAAGAAGAGTTTGAGGAAAAAGAAAACGAAGAATATTTAAAAGAACTGAAGGAGAAACTATGAACGCACGTATGTATAATACACTGGAGGCTAGATATCAGGCTGAGATAGAGGATGCTAAATACAAGATAAGCGCTATCGAGGAACATAATATGGTAATACCAGAACATGTAGATATCACCGGTGAGGTTGATAAGTTGCTAGCAAAGATATCTTCTGCTGAAGATAAATTGTCAGCAATGAGGCGACATTATGGTGAAAAAGAGGCGAAAACTCTTCTATAAGGGATCTGAAAAGTTTTGAAAGTTTTGAAATTTTTTTTGGAGCAAAAAAAAGTGTACTTTTGTACTTTTGACCTAGAAGTGTTGATTTTACTAGCTTTAGGGTGGACACTTTTTGGTACACTTTTTGTTTAGGTGGACAGAAAATAATGTCCACCTATAGGTATATTCAGAATGGCCTTCCGCGAAACGTTTTGTTTTTTTTAAAATTTTTAAAACTTTCTAGATCCCTTATAGAAAGCTGATATAAGAGGGTATGCCTAGGAAAAGAAGAAAAGCTATTGCCTCAACTATAACTCCCGATATACCTTATCCGAAAGTCCGAGTGGAGTGGATCGATTGTGTGAGCGATTCGGGCTGGGCTACTGAGAAAGAGTTCGACAGAATGAAACTAGCCAGACCTGTTAATGAAGGTTGGTTGTATTCCAAAGATAAAAATTCTATAAAATTATTTGCGTCTTACGACAAAGATGAAGATGGGTTTAGTTTTGGGGATCGGACGATGATTCCTCGGGCTTGGGTAAAGAAGATTCAGAAGTTGTAGATGGAGTCACATTTATTAACTGACCGTAGTCGTCTAAAATTTGTTTCATCTTTGCTTCTAATTCTTGTTCTGACATATCTTCTAATTTCCCAGTTTTTATTATTTTTCTGTCTATGTATAGTCCTGCTGCCTTGCCTCTATTGGCTTCAGCATTTACAGCAGAAGAGAAAGATCCCTTCTTCAAAGCAGCCTCACGTAATCTAGCTAGTTCAGCTACATGTCCTTCGTAAGTGACTTCATGTTTTTTAAGTCTTTCTTCTCTTAACTCTCCAATATATTTTGCAACTAATGGGTATGTTTTTGGGTTTGTAAGTGAAGACCCCTCATGTCTAGCATTGTCCTTACTGTAACCAGCAGCAACGGCCGCCTCTGTCTTTGTCATAGGTCCGTTTTCGTTGCCAAATACATAATATTCCGCAAACTTCATTTGCATAGCTGTAAGTCTTTTAGGTAGTCCCATGGTTGACAATTTAAGACAACTATCCTATAAAGTCAATATGAAAGAGGACAGGGGAGATAAAGATTTAGAGGCTATAATAGAAACACTAACTAAACGTGTGAAAGAATTAGAAGACATTAGTGAGGGTCACAAAAAGTTGAATGGAGAGTTACGTAAAGAAATTCAATATTGGAAAGAAAAGTCATCGGAGTCAGAAAAAGATAAAAATTTGTTGCAAGGTTATAAAAAAGTGATAGAGGATTTAAGCAAGCAGATGGTTAGGAAATAATGTACGTCAAACATCTGCAAGAGTATTTAGAGAAGTTTACTGAAGGACAGCAAGGTCGTAGAGGTAATGCAGTCAGCGATGCTAAGATATACATCATGACTCGTAAAGGTTACCTAGAGGAAATTAAACGGATTGAAGTTCACCAAAGTAATAATCCACTGGATAATTCCTTGCGTGTTGTATTGAAACCAAACAAAGAAGAAAAGCTTATATTACCTCCTGGCTATGTGAAAGATTATTAATAGTATAATACAGGAGTTGTCTTGAAAACAGCATGGGTCCAGAGCGTAAATTTTATCAAGAAATTAAAAAATCTATACCAAATATATCGTGGATTAG